GTGCTTATGACGGTTTTGGTCGATGGAATAATCCCAACTATAAGTACCATAAAATATCAGATACAGGCGCCGCCCTAACACACTACACAGATGCATTTGCAGCACCAAGATCCGGAGCGTTTTATTGGAATGCTCAACAAGATGCTAAAATAACCGTGAATGGTACTGGATTGGACTATTCAGGACAAGACGTGACAGAGACTTCGGGATTCGGTAACGATGATAGTATTAACGGGTTCTTTGATGAATGGCCTACAGCAATTAGTAATATGGGAGCTAATGCTCAACAAGATCATAGTTCTGCAGTATGGGTTCTTATTAAGATGAGGTAATAAAAAAGGGACTTTACAGTCCCTTTTTGTCTAACTTACCTCTTCACCTTCAACAGGGGCTGGATTCTCCAACTCCTCCTGTAGCAATCTCGTAAAGCCTTGAAGCCCTACTTCGATCTGGTCTGCTCTGGCACGAGCTTCGCTCTGCTGACGTTGCATATCCTGAGCTTGGGCTACTAAATACTTCGCTTTCTCACTTAGGTCTGCTACGTTATACTCTTTATCATTCAAAGAGATGGTTTGTACTTCATTTTCAGTTACTTCAGTCATTATAATGTCCTATTGTTTACAGTATGTCACAGCCACCGCCTGTACAGGCAAGTTCTTGTGATCCGGTTGTATTATCCTCTTTCTCAAATTGAGCAAGGTCTTCCCATTTTACATTAGTAGGCATGGCAGCCTTTAGTTTCTCATACATCTCTGCAGAAATGTCTTCATAAGGTGCTTGTTGATAAACGTGATCACTCACTGGCAACAGGCTAATTCCCGAGCATATATCAAAGTTTTCCCAAATCCATTGAGCAACTTGTAAATATTCGCTATCGGTATAGTACACAGTCACACTAGGTTTATGTTCACACCAGTGATTCTGATACGCTTTCCAAAGAGCCAACTGTTCCATAGCTCCTACTTGTTTAACTGTTGTACTGTCTTCCGGGGCTTTCACTGGAAAACTAAACACTACAGTACTATCATTCATTACATCTTTTTCTACTGGGAATCCTGCTTGCTCCATGTAGAGTGCAAGTGGGTCTTTTTTGTCAGAACGAACGCGCCTAATATAATGCTTACTAAAGCGGGGATGGATGCCACTAGCAGAATCAACAAGCTGACTAACAGTGCCGCTAGGTTTAACACAAGTAATAGCTGCAGACTGAGCAACGCCAAGCTTTGCAGCCCATTCTTTATTGGTTTCAACTGATACATCTCTCATTTCCTCTAGCCATACCGCTAACTCAGGAGAATCCTTTCCTAGCATAGCATGGTCCATTATGCCTGTTAGACTTACGCCCAACAAAGCCTCTTCTTCAGTATTACGCTTCCAACGTACTCGTAGGTATCTAAAGTCTGTTAAGCTAGACTGTAGGGTTCCAATAATAGTTGCTATACGCACTTTCTTCTTTAAGGACTCTAAATCATCCTCTGCTCGTACTACTACTTCTGACAAGTTACAAAACTCATTGCTTCTAAGAATAATCTCAGAACATGGGTTAGTACCAAAGTCATAAGTTGCATCTCTACGACCATTCCGCGCTGCTATCTTTTGTGCTGCTACTCGACTAAAGATACCGCGCTCGCCTGCTTTAGATTCATACAGGTTCTTCATTTCTGTTAAGAACGCTTCAAAATCTGGCTTCTCAGTATACGCTACTGAGTTGTTAGCTAAGCGACGTTGTCCTTCATTTCTCCACCAATCTCCAGACTTAGCTTTTGACATACGTTGATCTGATAAGTTAGACAAACTAATGAGAGCAGAACGGCGTACACCACCTACTACTACAATATCTGCAATCTTACAGCATACATCATGACACTCTATACTGGTTAACTTTCGTCCTGCTGATTTGGTAAAGATACCAACGCAGAAGTTAAACAGGTCTACTAAAGGCTCTGGACCACTAGCTCGACCACCAAAGGTCTTAAGTCTAGCGCCTGCTGGCCTTACTCGGCTCATGTCCCATTGAGGTAATTTACCTGCATAAAGCATGGCAATCAACTCACGGAAGGCACTTGCCCATCCTAGCTTACTATCGCTAACTACAATAGTAGAGCTTGTCTTGTGAAAAGTTTCTGCTACTTCTGGTAGTTTAGCTATGAAATTACGTTCAACACTAAAACCTACTCCAGTTCCGCACATAAGAACATACATAAGCTCGTCAAAAGCTCGTGGATGATCAATGTGTAGATAGCTACAGTTAAACCCTGCTACGTTGTCTCTTTTGAGTGCTTCACCCGCTGTCATCATACAACGCATAGAAGGCATTACTTCCATGTCGTGAATAGCATTCCAGACCTCTGCACCATCTTCATCATTCAACTGCTCTCTTTCTTTCCAGAAATCTACATATCTGGTTACAGTCTCTTCCCAAGTTTCCCTGCGATTCTCTGTGTCTAGCCAACGAGCATATCGACTCTTGTGAATAAAACTTTGATACTGATCCATTATACCATTCTCTCCTGAATATCGGACACATTGTCCTTGCCTATTGCATCATCGCAATATGTTACTAAGTCCATCAACTCATAATTCTTTAGTAGAACCTCTGCATTTAAATTCAACTCTTGTATATACTTATAGTGTCCCTCTATAGGAACATTATCATATATAGTCATTGCATCTCCATACATATTTATAAGCTGCTCAGCCCTCTTCGGACCTATACCAGTGATACCAGGAACATTGTCTCCTTTATCGCCAGTTAAACACTTAAAAGAGATATACTCTTCTGGAGTTACATTGTAGTGTTCACTCCAATTATCTATTGTAACTTCTTTACGAGTAACGTAAGAAAACCTACTTACGCCTTCTTGAATTAGCAAATCCCAATCTCTATCACTTGATAGTAACCAGATATCTTCTAATCCATACTGCTCTTTTTGTTTTACGAGGTGGGCAGCAAGATCATCTGCCTCTACACCTTGATAACGTAAAACTTGATAAGACTCTGCTAGTAACTCTAAAGTCTCCTCATACTCCTCGAAGAAGTCTGTAAATGCTTGCTTCTCTTCTTCGGTCTGTGTGGCATATTTGTCTTTTCGATTCTGCTTATACTCAGGCAGTATCTCTTTTCTATAACTAGAAGATCCCCAGTCAGCAGTAATAATAATATTACTACACTTGTAGGATTGTGCTAAAGAGCGTACTGTCTGTAAATAATCATGTCTAAAGTCTGTTCTGCCTTGATGCTTCCAACGAAACGCTAAATTGAGCGCATCAACAATAAGGGTACGACCCTTCTTTCCTGCCGTTGCTTCATTAAAACTAAAAGCCACCGATCCACTCCACTGTCTCTACTTCTAACCAATCCTCTGCTAGTAACACATAGCAGTTTAGAAACGCAATGTACAAGAAGTGCTGTGTGTTAGCAGGCTTCATTTCAGTACATACAAATACTTTTGATCGATCATATTTAAAAAATAGCATAGGCTTTTGATCGCCTCCTGCCGCTTGTATTACTACTTTCTTCCACCAACGAATAAGGTTATTCGTCTTAGGTTGGGTAAATATCTTATCTCCTAAGGGAGAGTCTTTATAATTCTTGACTTCGATACAGAAATGATTTCTCTGATTGGGAACATATAAATCCCCTTTCAAATACTCAAGAGCCCCCGAAGCGGGGACTCTCTCGAACTTTAATCCTGTAGTCTGTCGAAGCATATCTCTCACTAGGTACTCACCTCTTGCACCTTTTGCTCTTGAGTCTACCATGTTCTTTCCTTATTCTAAACCACTAACGTTTCCGTTCTTAACGACTTCAATCTTCTCTAGTAGAGGATGCGTCCAACCGTGAGATACTATGTAAGTGTTTAAATCTTCCCCTAATAGTACTTCTACCATCTTCTCTCGTCCTGCATCATCGAGAACATTAATAACTTCGTCTAAAAATAATACATTAATTCTTGACTTTGAAATACTACTCATTAACTTACGAATTGCTATGAGAGTAGCAGTGTTTACCCTGGCGAGTTCCCCTGAAGAAAGTGCTAGAATATCTACTATGTTTCCATTGTCGGTTATTTGCACATTGAGCTTGTCATTTGAAACGATAAACTCTAGTGTGAATCGACCGTCTGAAAGCTCTGCAAGGTATTCATTTGCAAGTTCTTCCAACTCTTTTACAAGGTTCTCGATCTTATATGCAAGAAGTCCATTTGTGCTAAAAGACTTCTTAAGTACTTCTAAGTTAGAATCCAGTTTATTCTGTACTGCTAACTCTTTCTGACATTCCTCTAATTGTGCAAGAAAAGCGTCAGTCTGTTCTTGTATTACTTGGATTCGGGTGTTGCTGCGCGTTCTCTTTTCATTCTCGCTGTAGATCTGCGCTCGTTCACTCTTAGATAATTGTATTCTATCTTGAAGGCCAAATATCCTGTTATCAAGCTCTCTCTTATCAACTGCATATACCTGTAACTTTGTGTCAACAGATCTATACAAACTCTCCCAATCCTGTCTAGCTTTTTCATTAAGTGTAAATACACAGTTGTCCTCCTTAATTTTCTGTAGTTGAGGTTTAATCTCATTTATTTTATCAACTGCTTCCACACGTTCTGCGGTAGCGTCAGCCACCAGCTTCAACTCTGCGGAAATATCAATAGGTTGATTACAAGTAGGGCACTCTTCCTTAATTGATTCTAATTTTTTTAAAGTTCGCGTTGCACCCGTAGCGACTGCCTGCCAATTACCTAACTCAATTTGTAACCGTTCAGATGATTGTAAAGCTGTTATAGGAGAAGCTTGTATTGCTCCTATATCTATACCTTGTAACAACGACTTGTATGTATTATTTGCTGAGATTTTTTTATTTATATCAGAGATATTTTCAAGTTCTACCATTAAAGAACGTAACTCTTTCTCATCTTTAGATGTATCAATATCTAAATCTAACAGAGGTAGTATATTGGTATCACTCAATTTATTATCTTGAAGCCATTTTTCTATAGTTGCTAACTTAGAGGCTATACCCGTAGTCTGCAAAGTAACGCTCTTTGAAGCATCTTTAAATATTTCAAACAACTCAACGTATCTCTCTAGGTGTAATAGATCTATAAGAAACTTCTTTCGGTTAGCATCAGTAGCAGTAAGAAACTGCAAACTTGCATTAGTATTTTGATATACTAGCTGAGAGAAGGTTTTAAAGTCAACCCCTATTACTTCTTGAATACTCTTATATGTATTAGTCGCAGTATGACTAGAGATATCCTCTCCATTCTTCTGAAACTTTACTTTAATACTTGACTTGCGTTGAATTATAACGTCATACCTATCATCATCTTTTGTGAAAGTCAATGAGATATTATAACCATCATTTACATAACGATTTGGTATGTCGGCTTTCTTGATACCCTTAGAGTTCTTATTAAACAAAGCCTCTTCAATGATTAACGGTATAGAAGATTTTCCCATACCGTTAGTACCAATGATCTGTGTCACTGTATTATCATCAAGCTGTAACTTATTACCAGAACCGTAGCTAAAACAGTTATCCCATGTCAGAGTTTGTAACGTAATCATTATAAGTCCCTAGTATGTCTGGTATTTTATCTTCTGAAATCTCTAAAATATAGGATAGATACTCTACTAATTCTTCCTCAAGAGTCATATCTTTGTCTATAATTAGAGCCGCTTCTGACTTTCGTATTACTACTTTCTTATCCAGTAAGTCAGTATTCTTAATCCCTGCTAGATCTTGTATATCACCTTGTATCTCATATATAGTATGATCAAAATCAGTGGCTACCATATCTGCTGGGTCTGATACTGTCTTGCGTATAAGCTGTGGAAGTTTAAACTCTTCCCACATCCAGCTCCAATCTCCTTCGTTAATCAATAGATACCCGGTCTTTACCTTTGCTCTATGAAATGAAGTAGTCATTGGACTACCTGGATATACGATGTTGCGTTGTGTATTACTATGTGCGTGTAAGTCTCCTGCAAATACTACAGGGAAATCTGCTAGTAAGTCTAGGTTTATCTCAGGTTTAACATGGGGAGGTATCTCGCCACGAACATGAGTAAATAAAGGCATTCTAGTATCAAAATGGTCTATGCTTCCCTTACGATGTAAGTCTGCATAGGGCAGTATGCCGTACCCTAAATCTTCATCAATATATGATATATCTACTATATTAATCAGAGGGTTTATATCTCTAGAAACCTGCTTTAACTGAGTAAAGAATGTCTTATTCTTCTTAGTCGCTTCGTGGTTTCCATCATATATAATGGTTGGAATCCCTACTTTCCGAATAAACGAAAAGTAGAGTTCCAGCTCTTCCATGTTAGGAAGACGATCAAATAGATCGCCTCCTATTATATGCATACTACATTGCTTTTCTAACTCGTAAACTTGTTCAAAGAACATCTGATAACGGTTGAGTGCCCACTTGACTGGGACGTTCTTCTGCCCCAGCTTTAAGTGCCAGTCTGCCGTATATAAGATCATGCTGCATCTAACTTAAAAGTGTCTTTCGCTATAATAGAAGTAATAACATTATACCCATCAAAGTCTTCAGGAGGCTGAGTATGGTTTTTACGGTCATTAACCCCAAAGTGTTTGTTATCAGTAAATTTAGGCCTGAGCTTTCTTTTTACTGTTTCTACACTTTCTACTTTTCTATACATTAAGCTGGACTGCCCCGCAGTTGGAATAGCATACAGTACAGTTACATCCGGATTATTATACTTATAGTCTATAATAGCGAATCGAGCACTATTATAGATGTACTGAGGTCTATGTTGACTAAGGTCATAGTCTCTCCACTTTATGTAAATATCACCATCTTCGTCCTCAAGTTGAGGATTTTGATCGCTATCTGGTTGCCATCTATTATCGTGCATAATCCACTTAGTTCTATATCCTGCTAGTTTGTAGTCCTCGTTTCGCTCTGTCCAATCTTTAGCGATATTTTTTGATTTTTGCACTTCAACAATTAACTTCAATTCTGGAATTACAATATCTGCGCGCCGCCAGCTTTTGTATCCTCCGGCAGTTGGAATACGAGTTTCTGTAGTTACAACGTATCCTTGCTTTTCAAAGTCTTTTGCTAAATGAGCTTGAGTTGTGTTGTGCCAGTCTTTAAAATCTATACTGCCTATATTTTTGTTAATCATCCTACACTAAACTCCGCTTCTAGTGTTTCGTCATCGTTATCTTGTCCAGCGTTACGAACACGATCAAGAAGTTCTTTCTGTGCATCAGCAGTTGGGCGAGGCATAACTTCATCCATAGACTTGATATCAGAGATAAGTTCTAATTCTGCTTCTGTAAGAGCACGTACTTTACACTTCAATGCTTGTAGTTGATACTCAACATTGTAAGGTAATGGACCGGTCTTGACTCGTTTGAAACAAACGTCCCAACCAGTATCGCTATCGGTAGGATCACCAAGATCTTCAGCAGCAGTAATTGTCTGCTCCCATAGCTTCTTCTTTAGGTTTGCTACTTTCAGCTTACCATCGTTAGGGTCGATAACTTGACAAGCATAGCTCCAACCACATTTAAGGTCAGGGTAGTACTCTCTAACCCAGTCTTGTTCTTTATTAGTAAAACGTTCGGCATTACGGTCAAAAGAAAGACATTCTAAAGGAATGTTCTTGCCGTTTTCGCCTTCAATCCAGTAGACGTACCGAGCAAGGATGTCACCTACGATGCGCATCTTGTTGTCGCCGTCTTTGTATTGAAATGTATTGATTGATGATTTTTGGGCAGAGCCCTTTTGTTGATTAAATGAAATTGCCATTAGTGTATATTCTCCGGTGTGACTTCTTCATATAGAAAATGAATATCTCCACCTTCTATTCTCAGTAGCCTATTGTCTGTGATTGATTCTAAATCTACGGGTAAATGTATTAGATCTAGTGTGATTTTTCGTGATACCATATAGTCTGGTAGGCTTCTTATCGAAGCTAACGCATAGTATATGGATATATCACGAGTTGAGTACTTATAGGAATGGTATAGAAGGACATCAGGATGCAGCAAGAAGCTGTGTCCAGAAAAGTCCCTCCGAGAAAATTTATAGATACGGTCGTACTTATTCTTAGGGGTCTGCTTATAAATAAGCATTTCCATAATCATATTACACCGAGAGACGTTACCCTCTGCCGAATCGTACACCTTCTGCCAGTCAAATAAGAACATTATTATACTCTAAAATTAGATAATTGTCAAGAACTTTTTTTTCAAAGGTATTTCATGTGCCAACCCTGCTTCATATAGAATCCAACCCTATTGGAGGCTTGCTTTCTTGCAGTGTTGCCCTTTAGGTGTATGTCTATAATAACTGGATCAATCTTACCTTCTTTCTTTCTTATAACCCTTCCCACAAGCTGAGTGAGTAAAGGCTCATTATTTACAGGAGTTCCCAGTATTAAACAACTTAGTGTATCTACTGATATACCTTCAGAGAAAATAGCCTGGGTTCCGTACAATACGTTCTTATTGCCCGTAAGTATCTCCTCTACTAGCACCTCTCTCTGTTCATGAGATACTTCTCCTGTAACACATACCGCCCTATCTCCAGTAAGTTCTGCACAAGCTTTTAGAAAGGCTACTCGGTCACTTACTACTAAGACCTTATGCCCTTTTGCAGCGTAGGCTGCCGCTAGCATTGATACTGTATGACGGTATTCTTCATCGTTTGATAACTTAGTAACTCTATTTGCCCACGGTATCTTAGCTCCATCCATGAAACGAATCTCAGAATTAATTAAGTGTACACTAGGAGTCATGTAATTCTCCTTTGGTGGTTGGAACAGAGTATTACCAAAGTAATCTCTAAATACTACATGCTTTCCATCTTTTCTTTCTATTGTACCTGACAAGCCTATCTTGTAACGACAATGATTTGTATCAAGTATTTTAGAAAAGGTCGGACTACTAACATGATGCATTTCGTCTAGTATGATAGTGCCAAACTCTTTACGAATCTTTTCTAGATTTCGGTATAGAGTCTGTGTATTCCCTATCACGATAGGAGCATCAAGTTCAAAGCGCCCACTGCCTATGATGCCAGGTTCAAAACCATAGACTTTCTTTACTTCCTTTGCCCATTGATTACGCAGAGGGACGGTATGGGTAACAACAAGTGTTTTCTGACCTAACTTACCAGCTATTGCAAGACCTGTAAAAGTCTTACCCCAACTGACCCAAGCGTTAATTATAGCGTTGTCTTCGATCTCATCGTACACCTTCTTCTGACTATCACGGAGTTCAAACATAAACTCAGGAAAGTCCTCGGGCTTTTTTAAACGCTTATCAATTATATCGTAATTGGACGGTATCAAATCTATACGCCCTACAGGTAAGGAAATCAAACCTGTGCGAATAAGCCCCATGTTCTTAATCATTTGAGGTGGATCAAGTGGGTTGTGTGTAGGAATCGCATACGTTAGTTCTTTATCGATCTCACGTTGGAGTTCGGGAGTGCAATCCATATAGATTCTATTACTTATTACTGCTTTAGCCATATTATACTTTTCTTTTACTGTCTTTAAGTTTAGTTTCAGAGTATTCGTACAGCATCCATGGCAACCCTTCGAGGTGCAGTATCCCTGCCCAATCATATCCAGAACTGGGAGGGCGTGGGACTGTGAAGTATGTTCGATGTCCTTTTATACTAAGGAGAGACGCACTCTCTTTAGTTATAACTTTCTGTATCTTCAAGTATTTTAAATGTAAGAATCTAGTTTTTTCATATATAAAAGGTACTCCATTACTATCTATAAAATACTTAGTACTTTGTTTGAGTATTCCATTATGAGATGTTACTGCTTTCTTCAAAGGATATAAATCAGGGTGAGGTGTCTGTATTCTACGAATACCTAACGTAGCTCCTGGCTGATTCCTATCGTCTACACACTTACCTTCTAGAAATAATAGACCATCTACTCTCTCCCAGTTCTCTGTGTATATTAGATATACTGGGAATGAAAGTTTATGTAATGTTTTATACGTTATCACCATACATTTTCTCGAACTTACCACCTGAGTAGTCTTCGTGTATAATCTCAAAGTCACAACCTACTGGTACTCCTGAGATAGATACACCTCGATCTAATTGAACATATTTAGTAAGCTGTGCCATGTACTCATCAATTTCATCGTTCGGTACTTCTGCGAGAATGGAATCGTGTACTAGAGCAAAGATTCTAGCCTTTTTATTGTTGGCCTTAATCCAACTGCCCATATCTATTGCTCCTAAAAGATTAATATCAGAAGCAGCAGACTGCACCAAAAAGTTAAGACCAGACCTAATGCTATGGCTCTGGATGCCTTTGTCTGTCGATGCGACATTTGGTAATCTCCTCTTTCTACCGAAGTAGCTGTATATAAACCCATTCTGTCTAATGAATTTCTTGTTATCTTCAATCCACTCTTTTAACTTGTGGAACTCTTCAAAGTAGTCGTCAATAACCTCTTGAGCATCGTTTCTGCTAAAAGGTTTACCACTATCTTTTGTTACTTGTTCACTGATCTTATTAGCACCAGCACCATACATAATACCGAAGGTTACAGCTTTAGCTGCTTGTCTCTGCATACTATATAGACTTGCTACTTCACTAGCATCGCAGGGCAACTTAAATACTTTCTTAGCAATCTGTGAGTGGAAGTTACCACCCGCACGGAATACTTCCATCAATGCTACATCTTTTGCCAATACAGCTGCAACATAAACTTCTGCTGTTGTTAAATCCATTGCAACAATCTTGTGTCCTGGAGCCGCTTTAATACAGCCTTTAACTATAGGGTTGTCCCTAGGAAGCTGTTGCATATTAAGTTTACCAGAAGAGCTGAGCCGCCCACTAGTTGTGCTATGTAGGTTAAAGCCCGTGCGTAGTCTACTATCTTGATCCAACTGCGGTATGATCTTGTCCAAATAAGTATTCTTAATTTTAGATTTTTGTCTAATGGCAAGGATAAGTTGGGGGACGTCGGACTGTGTTGCCAGCTCCGCAAGAACTTCAGCGTCTGTTGAATTTGCTCCTGTGCCAGTCTTCTTTCCAGTAGGAGTGAGGCCGATAAAGTCAAACAAAAGACTACGAAGCTGAACAGTGCTATTAGGATTGAAATCTTTTCCATTTATTTTCTCAAATTTATCAATGGCAGGATGTTTATACAACTCAGCTACTGCTTCGTCTATTTGATCTTGCATCAATGCTTGCGACTTTACTAGTCTAGGTATGTCAAACGGTACACCATTGTCTTGAATGTCCGTAAGAAATCTACAACCTGGAATGAGAATGTTCTCGTATACCTTGGCTAATCGCTTATTCTGTTTAATTTTTACAAACTTCTCATATAACAGTAAGGTTACTACTGCGTCTATAGCGGCGTACTCTTTCATAATCTCAAAAGGAATCAAGTCCCAAGTGAAATCGTTTTTAAGTATACCGTGTTCTTTGCGGTACTTGTCCATCCAATCGTACATACCTTTCTCATAATCACCATAGATTGTATACTTCATAGCTAACTGTTTCAGGCCATGAGTTCCAGGATTCTCATCAATGAGATAGTGTAGTAGCATCGTATCCTCAAAGCGAGGAAACTTAAAGTTGAAGTGGTATTCAAAGAAAGCCAAGTCAAACTTTGCATTGTGAAAGATAACTATCTTTTCGTTAAACAACTGTTGCAGTAACTCTTCCGTAGTTTCATCAAAGCACTCAGTGTCTATATATGCACCGTAGTCTGCTTGATAACTAAGAGAGCACCCTATCATATACCCATCTCTAGGATATAATCCTGATGTCTCTGAGTCTAGTCCAATATAAGGTAAGGGAGCTGCTATAGCTGCACGAATATAATCGTTAGCTGTTTGGGTATCCTGAATGCCTAAGGCTTGTTCAGGGCGTATGGAGGTGTCTTGTTTATTTTCAGTTATGTACTCTAGTATAGATTTCTTACTATCATCCCATGTACGCTGTGCTTCTGGTTTGAATGCAAGCATTGCAGGGTTAATGATAGGTAGAAATTTCTCTTCTACTAGCTTACCTGAGTATTCTGTGACTGAGTTGATCTTCGTGAAATACTTCAACGCATCACTACCTACTAGAATAACCCAGTCGTATTCGTCTGTATTGATCTCAATGTCACAGTCTCGTTTTAATACTTTTTTTATGGTGGAGTCAGAGCATAGCTGATATTGATCAAAGCTAAACTCATCATCAAATTCTTTCTTAAAATTTGTTCTACTTGGTTTCGTCTCTACGAGGGCTACCTTAGCCATATAATTTACTCTTTAGTTTTTGAACTGTTTGTAGTGGTAGTGCCCCAGGATCCTTATTGGTGAGGCATATGTTTCGATGTGGTAAGCCTATTAGCTCGCACATCTCTTGTACTCGTTCTGATGCGTGCTGTCCTGCATCATCTCCGTCAAAGAATATATCTATACCATCAACGCCTTGTATAGATAACATTCGCAACTTATCTTCATTAATATTCTTTGTGCCAAACGTGCAAATTGCATTCGTTAAGCCTTTGTCCTGTAGGTTAAGCATATCATATATACCTTCTACTAGTATAATCTTACCTTGTATCGGTACTACTATAGGGAATAGAGGCATCTTCGCACCCGCAGGCGAGATCATATACTTAGGCGTTCCGCCTGTAGTATGACGACCATTGAACGCTACTATGCGTCCTGATATATCTCTTATAGGAAAGTTAATACGTCCTATAAAGTCTGACTCTGACGATTGAAATGCTTCAAACTTTTTGTACGTTTCTGGTTTAATACCTCTCCAGTTACCTACATATGCCATAACATTCTTGGGAAAAGACAAACCAATACTTTCAGACCTCTTCTCTTTAATTTTACGTTTAAGTAGTTCTCGTCTTAGCTGTAATTGATTTGCCTTTTCCCCAAAATGCGTAAACACGTTACCTTTGTACTCACAGGAAAAGCACTGATATATACCTGTGATGTTGTCAATCCTCATACTAGGATTTCTATCAGGATGCTCTGGATTTAGACAGCTTACTAGAAAGTCAGCACCTTTAGGTATGAAATATATGTCTCTCTGCTTTAGTAATTCTTCTACTGTCACCTACCAATATCCTTTATGTTTTCTGCACTGATTACTTGGTACGCACCTTTGTTATAAGCAGGTGCTATTGTATGTCTTGACTCTTTAATAAGAGCTGATCTATCTACTGCACTACAATCTGAAAATACGTCAGAAACAGACCTGTACTGCTTAGTCTCTCTACGGTAAGTATCGTCAGCCGGTAGTTCTTTGAACTTAGGTACATAACGACCTGTCTTAGCTTTTAAAGGCTTTCGTTTACGTCCTGAATAGTCGTGTCTTAAACTGCCAAATGTAAGTGCCATACTTTTTCCTTCTTCAAATGAAAAACTATTATACTAAAATTTAGGTAATTTGTCAAGAACTATTTTTAAATATCATTTATATCTTCACCGGTTTTATGGGTGGAGTCGTCTTTTTCTTGGGGAGTTAGCGCAGTCTCGGGACCGATTTTTAACGTCTCCCAGTCTACTGTTGATGTGAAAGACCGCATTGAAGCTCGTCGCATCTTTACACAATTGAAGGTCATGCATCCGTCTTCGTGATCCCACGTTTCTAGTGCATATGCTGCATCTGCCGCGTCAAGAATACCTTTAGCAAAGCGTGCTTCACCAGTAGCGTCTGTTTGATACGGAGTAATTACTGTACATTCGTACTCTTGTGCCATAGATTTCAATGCTTTACTTACTTCTATCTGCTCAGTCCAGTCATACTGCCGACCAGGAAGAGAAGACCGTTTTACTTGATTGATATAGTCCACAATGATAACGCCAACATTCAGTGGCCGAACTTTCTTATCCAGTTCAGCACGAATCTTAGCGAGGGTGAGAGAAGGTTCATATATAACATCCAACTGTTGAGTCGGGAGGAGCTCTCCAGTCTTCAGCATGGCATGAAACTTGTCAAAATCACGATGTTCTTTGTACTCTTTCAAACGGTCTTGTCCAGCCGTGAAGCGATTTGACCACCACCCAGCAACCTTCTCCCACTCAGTGACACTAAGATTCTTAGTACGCATTCGTGAGAAAGGGATTTCTGTAGCGATAGCACAACATCTTTGCAGGATATCTCGGCTATCCATCTCAATAGTGAAATACATAGCCGATTTACCGGAAGCAACAACATTGTTTGCAATGTTAGCACATATAACAGACTTACCCGCCCCTCTTTTACCACCTAGCATGACCAAATCTCGGGGAGAGAATTGAATATCTACGTCGTATTCCTCATTGAGTCCAAGGGGTATGTACTTGGCTAAGTCTTCTTCTGGTTCAAACAGGTCAATACGTTGCATACTTTCCTGTGGGTCTTCGAGATCTACCTTATCTTCAATGTCTAGGACAATTTGATGTAGGTGGTCAACTGACTCTTGAGCATTCTCGAAAGAAATAGAGTTTTCGACATAATCTTCTAGTGAATCCAGAATCTCCTTTTGTGTGTATTCGTTCTTCAAGTACTGGAGAAGCATATCTGGGTCTGAATCAACCTCTAAGGCTTCAACAGCATATAACTTTTCCCGCGTACTTGAGTCCCGAATCTCTAACTTTAAATCATCAATCGAGGGTAATCTATGAAATTCTTCGCAGTGCTTCGCAATAACATTGTGAAGACTGTGATACTCGCTAGAGAAATAATGCTTGTGCGTAACGCTCCAGGTTTCGAAGTCCCGTAGTGTTAACACTTGCTTTATAAGAGCACTAGCAATGTTCAATGAAATTCTCCCGATTCATTTGATTTAAAGGTAAAGCAGACCCCGAAGAGCCTGCTTTGGATAACTACTAGGTAGTTGATTAGCTAGAGGCTTTAGCACTCTTCGCTGCGCCATCATAGTCAGAGGCTGTAAGGCCACGACGAGTTAGCATAGTTTTGACACCACGAGCAGTCTTGCCAATCGACTCAGCGATTGCGTCAACTGTCATTCCACCGATGTCTTCGATACTAGCCAATGGATCTTCCTTAGAAGCGCCTTTAGTAGTTTCTTGACGAGGGATAGCGTCGATGTCGCCAGAACGTAATAGGCTAAGGGCTTTACCGCGAATAGAATTCACAGTACGACCTAACTCAGCTGCAATAGCTTCAACGAAAGCACCGTCTTGTACCATAGATACAAAAGTTACTTCTTCAGCAGGAGAGTACGTGCGTACAGCTTCTACTTTAGGAGCAGGTTTAACGTGTGAAGTTAGTTCCATAGACAAAATCTTGCCTTGAATTGACTTAGCAGAAAAGTGACCATCTTCGAAATGACCTGCAATTTCAGCATAAGTGTAATCCCCGCTATTGCCAGAGACAAAAGCAGCAAGAGTAGCTTCTTGGCCGTCAGTGAAAGCACGAACAGCACCGGCAGAAGCCAATTCTACATCAAAGCCCATCTTACGCAACTTGCTTGAGATGGATCGAGTAGAGGTTTCAAGGTCAGTAGCTGCTTCCGCAACAGTGCCTTGAGAAACGGGGCTTTCGCCACCGACAAATTCAGTTAATTGAGCAGTACGCTCTTCAGTCCATTTTGGTAAGGACATAGTTTTATTCTCCAGTTAATTCTAAAAGGTTAGTTATGATTTGAACGCCAGAAGCTCTGGCTTTCTTAGTTTTAGCAGACTCTATTCCGCTTTCGTTTACCAGGATTGTGACATCCTTCGTTAAGCTAGGCTTAACAGCATACCCTAGTCCTAAAAGAACCGTATGAGCCTCGGCTTTGCTTTTATAAGAAGTAAGTTTACCACTTATGCAAACAACTCCGTGGGTTAGGGTTGTTGTTTGAGGTTTCTCAAACTTGAAACTAAACGGTAACATACTCAGGTGATAGAACTCTTCTTCCAGCCACTTACACATACTAGCGGTGGACTTTTCGCCTAGGCCAGCTTCTCGACACGTATCGTAGTCTATTTCTTCAATATCTATACAGACTTTTGATAATTTCTCTGTAGCTGTTCTACCTATAAGCGGAATACTAAAGGCTGGTAGTAACACGTTTAGGGGTGCATCAGTGGATCGCTGTATCTCCATATAGAGTTTCTCAGCTAACTTGACAGAGCCTAAGCCTTCACATAGATCTTCTAGCGTCTGAACATACAATTCTTCGAGAGACTGTAAGTCTAGCTTTTTGATAGATGCTGGGCCTAATCCTTTGATTTTCAAGGTAGTTGCAAAGTGTTCTAGTAACTTTGATACTTTGGTACCACATGATGCGTTTCTACAAAACAAAAGATAGTTGACTTCTTCTAAAACCGAACTACACGAGGGGCAGTTTGTTGGGGCTTCGATTATGGTCATTGCTAATCCTCTGAATTTGAATAAGTATTATACGGAACTTTGGGCTATTTGTCAAGAAGTATTTTTATCAAGGTAGGAATCATTCTATGCGTCTTACAACGCGAGGTATGATCTCACCTGAACGTATAACTTCTACACGACATCCAATCTCCAAATCTAATTCGCGGATGTACTCAATATTGTGTAGTGTCGCTCTAGCAACAACCGCATCACCAATAGTGACCGGTTCTAGAATTGCTACAGGACTTACTACTCCACTCTTACCTATCTGCCAGATGACGTCCTGGAGAGTGGTTTCCACACCTGCTTTCTGCTCTTTGAGGGCAAACGCACCGCGTGGATGTTTAGAAGTATGACCCATTCCATCGTACAACTCATTACTTCTAAGACGGTAGACCTCGCCATCCGTAGGATAGTCAGTACAGTCGAAAGAAGTAACAACATTCATACCACTAATTTGTAGAGATTTAAGGGTGTCCTCATATCTCATATGATTACTGTGTTCTAAATGGTATGCTACGAACTTAAGTGGACGTGTTTTAAACTCTTCCAAGTCTTTCAGTCCAAGTGAACCCGAAGCATAGTTACGGGAATTAAGTATACTACTAGGGGCAACAACTTCGCCAGTAACCTGTCTAAGACCAAATAAAGTAATACGGTTAGGTACTAATTCTTTCATCTTATCCGTGATGTCTCTACCTTGTATACCGTCACCGCGAGTTAAAGCTAACTCTAAGTAACCTTCTACATATAGTAAAGAGACTGCTGCTCCATCTAACTTAGGGGTTATTACACATGACTCTATGTCTAGCGGAGCTTTAGTAATATCAAAACACTTCTGCAACGAATACATTTGGAATGTATGTGGCACTGCGTCAGTAACCTCATACCCAACTGTATTATAGTTGTGCTTATGTGCTAGAAGATCAAATTCCTCGTCTGAAAGAAGAGGCGTACCTTCATAATACAACTTACTCGCTCGATCTAAAAAGTCTTGCATATAATTCTCCTAAATAAGAAAAGATATTATACGCTGTTTTAACTCCGCTGTCAAGAACTATTTGTACAGATCGTCAATTAAATCTGAAAAATGTTCTTTGACCGTATCCTTAGACTCAGCTAGGGATAGTATCTCGGTTAAACCCATGAAGAGTTCTCTTGAGTTACTTAGGTCTAACGGCATTGCTATACCTTCAGGTGTTGGTTGCCATACTTCGTCAAAGTCAAGATAATACTTACGCAAATGTAAATACTCTATACCCCTAAACGTATTAATGGTTAGCCTAACCTGTACTTCCTTTACTTCGTCGTAGTGTATTACACGCGAGTAGGCTTCTGGAGCCTGGTGTAAGTCCATTACGGTCTCCTTTCGTTTTTCAACACGGAAGATAGAGGTACTACACTTGATACGTTTGCAGGACGCAATAGTCGATAAGAGTCTGTGTCCCAACAAAAGAATAGAAGAGTATCATCTGTCTCTTTTGCTCGGTTCTTCTTACCCTTTATATAAGGTGTAGTGAAGTCTAAGGTACAAACATTGTACTTTAACTTTTTGGAACGCTCACTTCTATAGGTAATAATAGCGTCGCCATAATCGTGCACTAACTGTGCCAGTTCTTGCTTTTTCACTATAGTTTCCTTTTGTAGTAGTTAGCAATGTTTATTACTAGATTACATACTCAAAGGTGGTTTATAGTAGATGCAAAAAAACCTCACTAGGCGAACCTAGTAAGGTGATATTTTATACTACTTGCATTCAGTACATGCGCAAATTAAAGTAGTGAAATACTGAGCTGCTTTACCTGTCAACTTAGAGATAATCTCTTCATCTACAGTCTGTCCTGCATCAGTAATAGCTGCTGTTAAGGCATCTTGGGCTGCTGCTTTAGAAACACGGGTGCTTCCTGTAGCTGTACCTGTGGATGCTTTTGCAGCAGGGGTTTTCTTGATGTAGACGCCAGCCTTTGTCAAGATCATACGAACACCATTAGGTGACTCGTCAATTTCGTCTGCTATACCTTTAACAATCTCCATACTAGTTACTGGACACGGATCGTTATCTTCGTACATTTTTACTGCTAGTGCTTTCTTGTCGTCATCCCACGCCATCTTGCGTTTCCTTTTGTTTTTAAGTTTAGGTCGTCCTGGGCATTCACCCAGTGCTTGTAGTTGTTGTTCGTAGAATCGTTGTCCCATATATTCCTCGATTTCAGAAAAGATATTATACGCTGATTTTTACCATATTGTCAAGAACTATTTTTTGAATGGTAATTTTTAATTGCTGTTTTGATTGCATCTTCGGCTAGTACACTGCAATGTATCTTTACAGGTGGAAGTGCGAGTTCCTGAGCTAGCTGTGTATTTTTCACTTGGTTCGCATCGTCGATGTGCATACCTTTTACCCACTCAGTAAGAAGGCTAGAAGATGCTATTGCACTACCACACCCATAAGTTTTAAACTTTGCGTCAGTAATAATACCTTCATCTACCTGGATCTGTAGACGCATAACATCTCCACAAGCAGGTGCTCCAACCATACCAGTACCTACGTTAGAAGCATTCTCATCAAGAATACCTACGTTGCGTGGGTTCTCATAGTGATCTAATAGTTGTTTACTGTACGCCATGTTATTCTCCTCCTACATAGAAGCTCTCTCCGCATCCACACTCTGATGTTACGTTTGGGTTTACGAACTTAAAACCTTCATTAAGTCCTTCGTATTGATACTCTAGTACAGTACCATCCAGGTATATCTTACTCTTTGGGTCTATTACGAGGGTTACCTCGCGATCATTTATTACAATATCTTCTCTATCCATATTGTATGAGTACTCAAGAACGTATGCTAATCCACTACATCCTACTGTCTTTACGCCTACGCGTATTCCTTCACAGTCAGGCTTTGCCTGCAAGTGGGTTCGTAATGGTTCATATGCTGACTCTGCAATACTTATCATAATTTTTCCAAATTTACTCCATACTCTTTCAAGTGCTGAAGCTTGCCTAGTTCATAGGCTGGAGCGTAGGCATTAAAACCTCCTGATGTTACGCTAGAGAAGTTAGTATCCTCACTGTCTACTTTTTGCATCACATATATACTATAACACGGACATCCGTACTTCTCTTCATAGTCTATATTTGCCATACCTTTCTTACCTACTAGCCAGTCTAAATCCAATCGTTCTTTAACTATTACAGTACTGTGGTAGATGGCTGACCACGCTATCTCCCCGTAGGCGAAGTCAGTAGCTACGCACTCGTCTGGGAAGTAATGAGGTGTTAGTCTTTCTTCTTTGTTATTTGGTCTTTGTGGTACTCCAACTCTCTCAAGAATGCTTCGTATGAATCCGACTGACCTAAATAGTCTTTTGCTGATATCTGTAATAGTATGTCCTCCGAGAAAGTCCGTGACTGCTTCAGAGATTTCTGGAGTACTTGCTGGACGACCCCGAAGAGACGCTTTGCGCTTTTTGGTATACGCTTTTTGTTCATCATATTCCTCTATAATTTTTCCTAGCCTAGTAGTATTATAGGCTATGTTGAGAATGTCACACGCTTCTTTTTTAGTTATCGGTTTTAACGATGCCGTAGTTGTAGAGTCCTCCGTAACTAGAGCTGAAGTACTGGGGTTTAGAAGCGTTATCACCTTCTCTATGTTTTGAGGGCTTAGGTTCTCCCAGTCTTTCTTTTTCACTGATCTTGCCATATTCTAACTCCAGTAGTAATTCGCAATAATGTATAACCTTCTTAATATCTTCGACCCCATTCTTCATAGAGTGTCTAGTAATATACTTTATCACATTTCCTTCCATATATCCCATGTTGTTAGCGTGGATATACTCTATAGGTTGTATCTTTAGGTCTTTGTAATGTCTACCGCCTTCCTGCTTATCTAGTGCTTTCCTCATTTAGCTGTGATCCTCTTCTCATAATCTGCATAGTCATCATTCCACCAGGGAGGTCTTTCACGATACTTCCAAGTGGCGAAGGTGGCTTTATCTAAGTGATAGTAATCTCTATATGCTTGTATAGGATTGTCGTAGTCTTTTAACTCATCTGGCATTGCTAGTCCGAACTGTGTGAATCCGAGTCTTGGCATGTTGATTGGCTCTGGTAGTTTATTAACCACTTCCGCAATCGACTTATGCTGTTTAGCATAGCGATAGTAGTATTCATCATTAAGAGCGTTACCATAACAGTGTGTCCATTCAAAGTTGTCTAACGATGATCTAACCCATATAGTACAAGGATGGTTATACATCATCGGTAGGTAAGGTGTTAAGGGTCTATCTTCCATTGGAAGATGTTTAATGTCTTTCTTTAAGGCGTTAAGATAATCGCGTTCCTCTTTATTAAGAGCGCGAGGAATAAAACCTAAGTGTGTATCTACCCATATTGCTGTACACATGAGCTGTGCTACTTCTAAGGGCATTTTTACAATATGCTTATCTACATGATACTCAGCACATTTGTCGAGATCTTCGTCTAAATAAAACAAATTCATATACAGTATCCCTAAATTGAATGTATATTATACTGTAATTTAGTTACTAAGTCAAGAACTATTATTCGACTTGTACACCAACTGCTGCTGCTGGTTCATCATTAATTGTTACATCTCTGTAGTATACAATGACCTCACCAAGCTGATTGATGTATCGTTTCAGCTCCTGGGTATTGTAAGACATTAACTCATAGTCTCCTATACTCATTGCGATAAATACTAGATCACCACCATGTTTCTTTTTGATGTCATCTACAAACTTATCGAAATAGGTATATCCTTCAGGATATAAATCTTCTCTACCTAGCTTACAGTTAGATTTTTTAGTTTCAGGGTCTTTTAGACATGCTTCTACTATTTTTGAGTCAGACACAACATACCATTTAGGCTCTTTCAAGTCTAAAGGTCTAGGCATTGTAGGTTGTGTTATTTGTATTTGTACAGGTTTGGTTATTATCTGAACCTCTCTAGGCTCAGGTGCTTTAGGTAGTAGACTGCAACCGCTAATCGTTAAGAGTATGAATGCGCTTGCTAATATCTTCGATTTCATTAAACACTGCCTCCGTCTTTTCATTTGCCCGCTTCTGCATCATTCCAGGTTTGGCACTGGCGAGTTTGGTTATGTTGTGTCTACGAAACACGTCTAAATAATCTGCCATCTCAGTTTCATACTGTTGATTATTTTGTTGCAGAACTGCATTAGCTTTCGTAGTTTTTTCCACGTTTGCTTGAATAGCAGCAATAGCTGCCTGTTGTTCCTGGTCTCGAAGGTCTTGAGCTACCATTACCTTCGCTTGTTCTTCTAGCTTATTCTTCATAGGTATGACACTATACTGGAAATACATATAACCAGTAACGCTCATTGCTACTATGATTCCCATAAGTATCTTAGACATTTTCTACCCGTACCATTAAGCGTTCTGCTCGATTAGTAACTTGGCGATACCATGCAGAGTCTCTTCCTTCTATACCTGCTTGCTTCCAGTCATGTGCATCTAACGCTTTCTTGAAGTTTTTGAACTTACTCAATCGTGGTCGTCCAAGATTAAATAACATATTCACTAGCACTTCTTGTATTTCATCGGGGAAAGTCTCCCACATATCATAAAGATAAGCACATTCGCGGACTGCTACATCAAAGTCTTTTTCAAATGCTGATGCTACTCTGTCCCTAGAAACCTCTGTACCCACTGGCCAATTCATTTCAAGGTCTAGGTCTCTTACTAAGTGTCCTATACCAAATGTTTTATAGCCCAAGTGATCTTCGTAGATTTCATAAACTACTCCTTCGTCAATTTCTAGTTGCTTTCGTACATTATCTCTATTCATATGTGAGTTCCTTTTTATTACTGTGTTTGACGTATCCAGACTTTAATGCCCTTTTACGGTCAGCCATAACTACGCCCCTATTATACTTTCTTAAGTATTTGGCTACGGGGTTTCTAGTTTTGGCTGACTTTTTCATAGTTTTATCCTGCTAATGCGCTGGCGTATATTGTTATAAACGGCAAGGCTAAACAGCTTACTGCTGTAACCGTGTTGCATAATAAACAAACGGCCTTATCTTTTTTACTCACTTTCTTCTCCATGCTTCTTAGGTCTTTAGACCCTCTTCTCAGGCTACTTTAAGGCGAGCCTGCATTGCCTCATTTTAAATTCAATGTCGTTGGCAATCTCTCTAAACTGATCCCAACCACCTATGTGTTTTCCGTCTACAACAATCTGAGGAACTGTTTTAGCATAAGGAAAGTGTGATGTAAAGTCTTCGACTTCATAGTCAATATCTAGTTTTACTACTTCGTAACTGAAGTCGTCTGCTGACTTGTCTAGTCGTTCACAAGCTCTCTCTGCGCTGTCACAAAAGTGACACTGTTCTCTGCTCCAGATCTTTACATGCATTACTGTACGCCTCGACGTACCAATTCGTTACGCCAGGATTGCTTATGCTTTGGCTTAGCATTACCATTCTCAAGAGCGTTCTGAATGTCTTGAGTAGGAGTTGATCGAAGGTAGTGGTTTACAGTCTTATACTTCTTCGATGCGCGATCTACTAATACTTTGGATGATTCTTTAAACTTGGCTGGCATTGTCGTTCTCCCGTTGATATTCTAAATTTAGTTTTTGTAGTGTTTCTTCCGCTAATTGTTTATTTCTTGTGACCATATAGACTTTACCAGTCCCAAACTCAAAAATTTTATAGTTTATGTGTCCTTGTCCATCTTTCCATGTAGTTATAGTTAAGTTACTCATCATCCACCACCAATAAACCTTCATCTACTAGGTGTTCAATGGTAGTTTCTATGCCTTCTTGCTTGCCTAATGCGTGGCAATGCATTCCGCACCCGACCAAACAAAATACAAATACTGCTATCTCTGCCATGACTTCTCCTTAATTTCTCCACTTGAAAAACTATTATACGCACAAATGAGCGTTATGTCAAGATCTAAATGCGTTTTTGTTTGATATTTTTCTGACATACTATGAAGGAATTATACATGAAATATGACAAATTGTCAAGAATAATTTTTGGAAGGTTAAAAAAAGTTCTTGACAAATGTGTTATTTTGGAATATAATACTCTTATGAAAAAATATCAGAAGAAACCTTGGTCAGTATCAGAGCGTAAATTGCTAAGTCTTTACTATTTTCATGCTAGTATAGATGAGGTAATGGACATGATACCAGACCGTAGCGAAACTGCAATACGCAATCAAGTGGGATACTTGCGTAAAAGAGGCTATAGGTTTAAATGATGTTATCACCAATAGAATTAACAATACTGTTCTGTGCTTTAGCGTTTTTAGCACTGACAAGAGATCAAGACGATCAATAGGACTAAATAATGCAAGTTAAGGTAAGAGGAACAAATGTGGAGGGTGCACTTCGTACTTTCCGTAAGAAGGTTACTGAGAGTGGGGTGCTTTTCCAACACAGAGAAAAGCAGCACTACGAGAAACCGACTACCAAGAAACAGAAGAAGTTAGCAGCAGCAAAAGCGAGAGAGCGTAAGCGCCAGGGTGTAATAAATCCAAAGCGGCTCTTTTAGTTCTTGACATAGCCCCTAAACTTTAGTATAATAGTCTTATAAATTAGAGGATTAAGATGATTACATATTGTAATGAAAATGCTAAGTTTGACCCTTTTATTGACGAGTGTGTCAATGCCCTGTTTCCGCACAGCACTGCCGAAGCACTGATTGACATTGAATATGTCGATGAAATAGAAAACAACCATGCAGGAACTTGCATAGGTGACAAAGAATTTGTACAAATAACCCTTTCTACTAATTACTCACTAGAATGTGGTGACAAGATTAAATATTGCGATCAAGAGGTCGCATCTAACCTAGCTCATGAGCTAGTCCATGCTCGTCAATTTATTAATGGCGAGATTAACTCAGACGATTACGTCTGGAAAGGTGTTGACTATCATGACAGTGACTATGCTGAAACCCCGTGGGAGGTTGAGGCGTATCAAATGGAACAAGTGTTGGTCGACCTATTTTGGGAGAACAAAAATGATTAATATAATTAGTTCAGTTTTAATTATCGTAGTATTGGGTGTTTTACTTCATGGAGCTTTTTTAGTAGCAAGAGACAAGGACAGAGAGTGGCACAGACGCCACGGTTACAAAATTGAGGTAGAGCGAAATGACTCTAGTAGCTTATGAAATTGAGTCTAAGAACGTATGGAGCATTAATGAAATTTTGGCGAATATGGGCTAAGTCCCTAGGAGAGAAAGTTGGAGACACAGATAGACAGGCTAATAGCGTTGCAATTATTAGAACCATATGGTGGTTTACTCATATGGCTACTTGTGGATTTATTATATTAAATGCATGGGCAAATCATGGATGGGGGTTATTCGGTCTATGAAAATAGTTAAAACAATTGATTTAGGTACTCGACGTACAAGTTGGGTTTGTATAGGTAAAAAAGACACTAAGATCAGCCCACGCTTTTCAACTAAGGAGGAAGCTGGCTACTGGCTAGTGCAATTCATGGGTGAACAAGATGAAGCAAACAAAAGGGTGGAAAGTATGGAAGCACGCACTGGGGTCTTATAGTGACCAACAGACAGAAGGCCATGAAGATACAATAGCAACGATTAGAACAGTCATAGTAGGCACACATTTATTTTGTGCTCTACTTTTTATAACAAACATACTAGTGGGATGGATTGCATGAAAATATACATAGGTAAGTTTCCTATATTTGGAACACTGACTTCTATACTAACTCGTTTGGTTTGGAGAAACAAGGCGCACGAGCCTGTTCGATACATTAAAATAGATGAACAAGATACTTGGTCTATGGACGTTACATTGGCACATATTGTTTACCCACTACTTTTACAACTGCGACTTAAT